AGGCCACGGCCACGGCGTCAAGCTGGCACCTGTCGGGCTTCCTGCCTGCCCTGCTCTATCAGGCGGCGGGCTTCGGCGTGGTCGTCTAGGTGTTCGCTCTCTAGCATGACGCGGATTATCTGGGCGCGTGCTGCGCTGCTGGCGGGCGTCTGGGCGCGTTCGTATGCGCGGCCTGCCTCAATGTAGGCGTGTTCGGTGTGCTTCATTGTTTAGCGTCCTGTAAGCTGTTTCATGATCGCGTCGTATGCGTCCTCAAGTTCGGCGCGGTGCTGTTGATCGCTGCGGGTTAGGTTGCATGCTGTGGGTGTGGTGTGCCAGTCTTTCGGGCGCGTGGCGTCCTTCTCGTAAATCCGGCTTGCGGTGCTGGTGGCAAGCCTGCGGGCCTGCTGGTGGGTCAGTTCAAATACCATTGGTTGGCTCTCCTGTGGTCGGGCGACAATACCCGGTAAGGCCCACGGCATGGGCCTTGGCTGGTGCTGTCACTATGTATAAATCGGGATTACTCGGCGGGCCTTCTGGTCGGTGATTTGTGCGCGGGTTCCGTGTGCGCGAAACCCGATAATTTGGCGGAGGTCCGGCTTTTGGCAAAGCTGGCAAAGCGCACAAGTCATGTATTCGGTAGTTTGTGCGGGGCAGACTAGGATAGGCCTGCCCTCTGGTGTGGTGGTGTGCTTGGGTGTGTCCATCGGCACGATGCATACAGTCGGCAGTCCTTGCGCGGCGTACTGGTCCGCTTCGCCTGCGTCATCGGCGCTAATGTTCACGGTGAATCCCCACTGTGTAGCGTGTCGCGCCCATTGCAAGGCCTCGGGGTTTTTCTTGTGGGTGTAGGTGAATCCCTTTTTTCCCCTGTTGGCTTTGACAATCTGCCCCAGGGCGTAAGCGTCCACCTGTTCACCCTCTCCGGGCAAGTCTCCTGCTACATTGGCTCGCCAGATCCGGCCGGTCGGCAGTGCTTTAATCCGGGCGGTAAGCTGGTCTAGGTCTATCCCTTTATCGGCGGTTCGGTTCCATATCATGCGGGTGCGAAAACCCTCGGCGTAGCAGTCGTTTAGATAATGCGGGCATGACGGCGGGCAGGATTCCCGGCTCGTGTATGTCTGCGGCATCGGTCCGGTTTTGCGGTTGCTGCTGGCGGCGATAAATTGGAATTTCATTTTGTGTCGTCCTGTGCTTCGAATGAATAGATCAGCTCATCGGCGGCGCGTGTCCTGGTCCATTGGTCGGCGTTCGGGTCGCGTAGTACTTTGGCGGCGTGTCTGATTGAATCAATCAAGGGCCAGGGCTGCGGCTCGGCTTCGCTGTCCGGGTGTGGCGTGGCGGGGTTTGCGGTGTGGTATTTCATGTTTTCTCTTTAATGGGTTTTACGGGCGGCGACCTTGCAGGCGGTGCTAGGGTCGCTGGTCTTTGTGTGTGCGCGGATCAGCTGGGCGCTGGGTTTGAAGCGTTGCGCGATTGCTTGCCAGTCTGTAGTTGTCCTGGTGCTGGTGCTAAATGTTGCGCGGTAGAAATGGCCGTCAATGGCGGGGAGTCCTGCGTCCTCTAGTTCTGCGCGGATTTTGTTGTAGTCGGCTTGCAATGCGTCGATTTGTGCGCGGATTAAGCCCAGGCGATCAACTTTGCCGGCGAGCGTGTCGGCGGGGTCGGCGTGGCCGTTTACGCGAAGCGGTGCGGTCATAAGTGCGGCGGCGAATGTGTGCAGGTCTTGGGGTTTCATGTTTTAGGCTCCTGTGGTTGGTCAATATTGAATCAATGGTTGCCAGTGCTTGGCGATAAATTCGGCGGGGTCTTTGTACTTGGTCACGGGCGCATCATTGATGGCCCATTGTGGGCGGTAGATCAATGCCTCGTCCATGGTGGCGGCTTTGTAACCAGTTCCCGCATGCTTGCATGGCTTGTGTACGGTCGAGAATGTCGGCCCGCGTAGGCGGTCGGCTTGGCAATAGCCTAAGCGCTGGCCGTCCGTTATCCAAAAATACGTGGTTAGCTCTTCGGGCCCGATAACCTGCAGCCCTTGGGCCTTGGCGTCATCAATCATTCGCTTCAATTCGTCCATGGTTTTAGGCTCCTGTGGTTTTGCTGGCGATAAAGTGACCCCTACGGGTCACGGTGGCGGCTGGATAACATGCGGCCCAGCTTAGAGCGGCGCGTAGCGTTAGGGTGTGGTGCTTTTTGTCAAAGCCTGCGCCTTGTACGGTGTATCCAATAGCGCGAGCGGCGGCGGCTCTGATTTTGTCTGCGGTGGTCATGGTGAGGCTTTCAGTAAATGCGCTGCCAGATTGCGACAATGCGCTGGTTTTCTTCTAGGTCGTCCATTGCATAGGCTTGCGCTTCGCTGGCGCTATACGCTTCATATGTCACGGTTTCGCGGGTTTCGTGCTTGGTCATGGTCTAGGCTCCTGTGTGATAGGTTGCCGGTCTTGTTGTCCGGTGCGTATATGTTCGGGGCTTGTGCGCAGATAGTCCAATGGATTGTTTTTATTGAGAATCGAAACCCGATAGGCTGAGACAATCGCGGGTTATGGTGCGAAGCACTGCGGCTCTGGTGCTTTCACATAAGGGGCCAGACAATCCCTGCCTGTCCTGTTGTCCGGTGCTTTCCCTGTTTCCGTGGACTAAAGTATTCGCTGACTGTCCTGGTCGGGCCTCTAGCGTCGATTCTGGGTGAGCTGGTGGCCGTGAGTGCGCTAATCTCGGGCGGTGCCTGCTGCTGATCGGCAAAGGTCTGCGCGGGTTTGTATTTGAGCGAAGCGGTGCAGCCCTGTATCATCCCCCCACTGTCAGAAACCTGTAAGGAGTAAAGACATGCGCCCCATAGATATAGAACAAGCCCCAGACCATCATCTCGTTTCGGGAAAGTTAACAGCAAAACAGCGGAAGTTCGCCCGTGAAGTTGCCATGGGCGCGACTAAGGCTGACGCCTACAGATCTGCATACAAGGTTACAAGCCCTGCGAGCTTGGTTAGTAACCCGTACAACCTCGCGGCTGACAGTAGGATTAAACGAGAGATCGAAGCGATTAGAACGGCTATCGAGGCTGAACATATAAAACAGCCTGCAGCCTTGCGCGCTCTTGTTATCCAGAACCTGGTGTCGATGGCGACTGACCCTGACGTGAAGGATGCCACGCGGCTAAAGGCTTTAAAGCTACTGGGTGATGTGTCAGAGGTCGGAGCCTTCACCACCAGGACCGAATCCAAGATCATCACTAGTTCAGAAGATGCCCGCGCCCGTGTTCTGGATCAGCTGCGCTCTATCGTGAAGGCAGACGCCACCGATGCCGAACTAATCGAGCGGGACGCTGAGAGCCTGCTCGCTGAACTGGCGCCGGCGGAGACCCACCCCGGTGGCACCCCCCAAAGTGGAAATGGGTCCCCCGAGGAGAATATGCATACTATTCCACACGAACGACTTTCTTCCGAGTCCATTCCACACGAACAATCCCAATCTTCCCTCGTTCCAGACCCCACCCTCTCGCCACAGGAACACCCCCCGTCATGATTTTTTGCGGGTCCCATACCCCATATGCCTATTTTTTAAGCAACCGAAACGAGGTGCACTTAACTGCACTAATGTGTAAAGAAGTGCAATTTACCCCCCGATTCTATTTAAACGTTTAAATAGACGAGAAAAGTTATCCACAGGTTGGTGGCTTGAGATAGGTGTTATATGATGGTGGCTCAAACCAGATAGGATGAGATGGAAATAGAGAAGATCATTGCGCAGTTGCCGGTGGATCAGCAGGAGAAGTTGTTCCAGGAGGTGGAGGCGTACAAGGCGGCTGTGGAGAGGGAGAAGTGTCAGACTTCGTTTTTGTCGTTTGTCAAGAAGATGTGGCCGGGGTTTATCCATGGTCGGCATCATGCGGTGGTGGCTAAGGCGTTTGAGGATGTAGCGGCTGGGAAGATTAAGAGGTTGGCGATCTCGATGCCGCCTCGATTCACAAAGTCTGAGTTCGCTTCTTTCCTTTTCCCGGCTTGGTTCTTGGGGAAGTTTCCTGACAAGAAAGTGATGCAAGCCTCAAACACTGGCGAACTTGCTGTGGGGTTTGGCCGGAAGGTTAGGAATCTTGTGGACTCCGAGCAGTACCATGAGATATTTCCCAACGTCAAACTTCGGCAAGACTCAAAGTCTGCTGGCCGCTGGGCGGTTAACGACTACGGGGAATACTTTGCTATCGGCGTTGGCGGCACGATGACGGGCCGTGGTGCGGATTTGTGCGTTCGCCCTTGGTCGAAGGTCATAACTCAGCGCGGCGAAATCATGGCATCAGAGGTTCTTCCCTCCGATCTGTTGTATGGCCGTCTGGGTTTTGCCAAGATCAAGCACATCATCTTTTCCAAACACACCTCCACGGTTTGCCTTAACGGGCACCTTAGCGTGAACGATGATCACCCGATGTTTGTTGTTGGGAAAGGGTTTGTGCCCGCAAGCCAAATTTGTGTTGGCGACAAGTTGCTTTCTCCATCAAGTATCAGTAAAATACGAGTCATCTATAATTCAAAGGTGACTCATGGACTATCACGGTCAAAGCTATTCGCGGGAATACGGAATTTGGGCGGGTATGCGGCAAAGGTGTACGAATCCCAATGCGCCAAATTACAGCACGTATGGTGGTCGTGGAATCTCGGTCTGCGACAGGTGGAAGTTGTTCCGCAACTTTCTGGAGGACATGGGTCCAGCCCCATCGGAAAAACATACGCTAGACAGGATAGACAACGATGGCAACTACGAGCCTGGGAATGTTCGTTGGGCGAATGTGGAAACACAGCAGAACAACCGGCGATCTACGGTGCTCATCGAGGCGTTTGGGAAAAAACTGAGTGTTGCTCAGTGGGCAAGGAAAACTGGATTGTCTCGCGATCAAATCAAGCATCGCATTTTTTCAATGGGGATGAAGCCAGAGGACGCCTTGCAAGCGCCGAGAATGAGTTGGCAGCAGCGCGAGGTAATTCAGATGGATTTGGATGGCAACGAGCTAAAGCGCTACTCCAGCTATGCGGAAGTCAAGCGCGAGTTTGGTGGCGCAAGTGCATGGAACGCATTGTCAGGGCGTGCCAAAACAGCCTATGGGTTCAAGTGGAAGTACGCTCCATTGAGCGAACAGAACATGGACCAGAAGACTTCATAAACTTCCATGTTGGTGGTGACAATACATTTATATGCGAGTCATACATCACTCATAACTGTATCATAGAT